GCACCAGCACGCCGCCCGGCGCTAGGGCGCTGATCATGCCGCGCGCCGCAGCCTGCCAGTCCGCCGCGTGCTCCAGCATCTCCGTGGAGATCACGATGTCCTGCTGGCCAAGCTCACCGGGCAGCGCCGCGGCGTCCATCACCAGATCCACGCCACGGCCTGGGCGCATGTCGATCCCGGTATATGACGCCGGGCCGCGCGCCTCAACATGCGGGCGAACCGACCCGTTCACGTCCATCGACCCGACCTCGAGCACCCGCTTGAATGCGACGTCCTCAGGATCGGTAGCCGAGACAGCGAACGTCATCGCCGACGGGTGCATCAGGTCGCCGCGGCCTTCGCGGGCCTGGCCGGGGCCTTCGGCGGCTCCGGGGCCGGGGCAGGCTCGTCGGGAACCTCCGCGACCACCTCGCGCACCGTCACCCCGTCAGGCAGCTCCGCATCAGGCGGGAACAGCTCGCCCGGCTGGAACATGACCTCCGTGCCGCTCTTGTGGAACGGCTGCGTGACCTCCAGCATTATCCGCCTCGCCATCACGGCCTCCTATGCCACCGACTCGTAAGCCTTTTCCCACAGCTGCCAGTTGCCCTGCATCGTGTACAGCCGGGCCACCTCGCGGGCCTTGGCGCCCATCTCCTCGCGGGCCGCCTCATCGTGGATCAGCTCCGTCAGCCGCGCCGTCCACTCTTCGGGGGTGCGCACCAGGTAGCCGGTCTCGCCGTCCCGCACGAAGTCCCGGTACGGCTCCATGTCCTGCGCGATCACCGGGATCCCCCGCGCCGCCGCGTCCAGCGCCTTCAGGTGGCTCTTGGCCCGGTTGAACGGCACGTCAGCCAAAGGTGCGATCGCGATATCGAAATCCACCGCCCGGTAGTAGTCGCCCACGTCATCGAACCAGGACGTAAAACGGCACCGCTCCCGCAGCCCAGGATTCTTCACCCACTGCATCGGGGAGAAGTCCACCCCCACGAAGTGCATGTCAACGCCCGGGTTGGCCGCCAGCACCCCGGTCAGCTCGTCCTGGATCATGCACATGTCCACCAGGTGCGAGCTGCCGCCCTGCCAGCCCACCGTCACCCGCTCCCGCCGCCTGCGGGGCATGTCCAGCAGCTCCGCCTTCACGCAGTTCGGCAGCACCACGATGTTGGAGTTCAGCGGCGCGTACAGCTCCGCCAGGTACGGCGTCGACACGGTGATCATGTCCGCCCGCCGCAGGCAGTACCGCACGCTCTCCGCCGCCCGCGGGTCCGACGCGAACGTCCCCAGGTTGCTCGGCTCCGTCGTGATCATGTCATCGTCGGTCTCCGCGACGATCGCCACGTGCCCCCGCAGCCGGTCCACCTGCCGCATCCCGTGCGGGAACGCCGGCCGCTGCATCACCAGCACGTCAATGTCCTCGGCGTCGGCGGCCGTCGGCTGCGGCAGCTTCACCCCCGGCGCCGGGATCCCGAACACGTGCCTGCTGTTCGCGGTCAGATGCTTCCACGGCAGGTAAAACCGGTGATAGCCGCTCCCGTCCGCCTGGAACGGCATCCCGATCACCGTCAGCGTCCGCTCCCGGTCACCCGCCGCCGCGGGCGAGCCGGCGGTGAACCCCCACGCCAGGTTCCCCGTGACGCCGGCCACGCCGAACCGGTCGGCGACCCCCGTCACCCCGAACCCCGGGTGGCCCGTCTCGTCGCTGCGGCCGTAGTCATGGAACGCCACCCACCCGCCCGGCCGCACCAGCGGCAGCGCCAGCTCCAGGTCCGCCTGCACCGCCGCGGCGTCGTGCTGGGCGTCCAGGAACACGCCGTCGAACAGCGCCCCGGACCTCGCCAGCGCCGGGAGCACGTCCGTGAACCGGCCACGCCGGGCATCGACCTTCCCGGCCACGCCGTAGCGGGCCAGGTTCGCCCGGTACGCCTCCCACGTTGACGCGCCCGCCTCCCCCATCGCCGTCAGGGACGCGTCGCCGCCGTGCCAGTCCACGGACGTCACCCGCCGGGCCGCCTGCGCCAGGATGATCGTGGAGAACCCGTGCCACGCCCCCAGCTCCAGCACGTCACCGCCCGAGGCCAGCGTCGCCAGCCGCGCCGCCTCATCGCGAGTAACCGCGGTGGGGACGTCATCGGGGACCGTGATCGCCATCTGAGCCACGCTTTTACCCTGCTTCCCGCCCTGGAGTGCCCTGGATGATGCGGAAGCCCCCCGCTCCAGGGCAGGACGAGGGGCCTCCGCGTTAGCAGGTCAGGCGTACGTGAGTGCCCGGAACGCGTTGGCCGTGGTCACGCCGGAACCAGACCTCCAAAAAGCGAACCAGCCTTGCTGACCCTTGGGCGTGCCCGAGCTGGTGTCCTTGATCATCGGCTCGAACAGCATGCTCATGCCGATCCGGTCCACGATCAGGAAGTTGGACCACGCGCCGAACACCGACAGCGTGTTCGCCGTGCCGGAGCTGCCGGTGCCGGTCCCGCCCGCGCCGGAGGTCACCGTCAGCGACGGCGACTCCTCGATCTGGTGGTTCAGCAGCCGCGACGGGGTCCCGTCGCCGAGCGTCGCCCAGAACGCCGAGCCCGCGCCGGACGGGGACGCCCCGCGGATCTTGTTGATGTTGGTGATGTTGGAGACGAACCCGACCGACGGGTCCAGCCGGAACCGCGGGCCGAGCGCCGCCTCCAGGTTGTAGATGTCCTGCGCGGCGATGGAGCCGGTGGTCGCGGCGGCGACCCGCTGGGCGGTGCCCAGCGCCGCCGCGATGCCCAGTGGCACGCCCGAGTTGAGGGCGGTGCCGCCAGTGCCGACGGCGAAGTTAGTCTCCTCCAGGACGTCCTTCGCGTCGCCGAGCAGCGTCGGGAGCTGGTCGGCGAAGTTGGTGTCCTCGTTCGCCTCCAGGGAGCCGTATACCCAGGCGGCCGCCTTCTTGATGCCGATCTGGATCTGCCCGACGCCCTGGTAGTTCGCCGTGCCGGCTGACGCGGCTTCGTCGAGGTAGGCGGCCTGCACCCCGGCGGAGTTCACGCCCTGGTAGGCGTTGGTGGTGATCTTCTTCGGGGTCGTCAGCCGCCGGTACGGGTTCGTCGTCCCGTCGGTGGTCAGCACGATCGTCGGGTCCAGGAAGTACGGCAGCAGGTATCCGCCCTGCGCTGACGCCAGCGACAGCGCCCCGGCGGCGCGCTGCAGGCCCGGGCCGGTGGGGTCGTTGACGTAGTCCTTGAACGCGTCGTAGTACTCGTCGCCGCCGAACAGCAGCATGTGCCGGGCGATCGCCGGGGCCTGCGCCACGAACGTGGCCGCCTCCCCGCGGTCGCCGGGGAGCATCCCCCGCCTGGCGTGCTGCTCGACCAGCGTGGACGCGCGGGCGATGACGTCGCTGCGGGACAGTAGCGTGTAGTCCTTCGTCTCGCCCCGGCCCTCCAGCGGGTCCTTGCGCTGCATCAGCTCCGGGCCGCGGCCGCCGCCCCACCGGCTCGGCTGCCCGCCGTCGCCGGGTTCCCGGTTCGCCGCCTCGCCGGACATCCGCTTGATCAGGTTCAGGTCTTCCATCCGCGTGATCAGCGGCGCCTTGCGCTGCTCCAGGTCCTTCCACCGCTTGATGAGGGTGTCCCGGAGGTCGCCGTGGTCCTCCTCGGTGGTGTCCGGGCTCTCGTCGAGCGCGGTCAGCTCCGAGCGGATCACGTTCTGCTCGTCGATCAGGTCGTCAAGGGTTGCCATCTGTCATCCCCTCCCAGGGAGCACGATCCCGGCCTCGCGGCACGCCTCGTCGAGGCGGTTGCGCCACAGCCGGTGAGCGTTCATCCGGGACGGGTGCAGGTCATCCTGCGGCCCGCCGGCGACGGCTTCCCCGTCGGGGGGAAGTGCCTCGTCGTAAACTTCTTCGTCCTCATCGCCGGCCCCGTAGGTGCCGAGCGGAGACATGCGGACCCCGACCAGCTGCGCCCCCGTGTAGGCGGGGAACGGCGTCGGGCCGAACTCCTTCAGCCCTAGCTCCAGTCGCCGCACCCGCATCAGGCGGCCGTTGCGGGGACGGTACTTCTCGCCGCGGCGCAGCTCCGGCGTCGACCGGATGATCGCCCCGGTGAACGACTGCGCGGTGATCGCGCCTGAGCGCCACATCTCCAGCACCTCGTTGCCCAGCGGCGTGTCCAGGTACCGGGCGCGGGTGATCGGGCCGCGAGCCTCGGCGCGGACCCCCTCGCACACCGCCACCGGCATCGAGTACCGGTCAGACGGCGTCCCGTGGAGCGTCATCGCGTGGTTGTAGAACACCTTCGCGGCGGCGAAGCCGGCGTGAGACCGCTCCAGGTCGGCGATGCGCTTGTTGAACGCCGCCCGGTCGATCTCCTCCTCGTAATCGCCCTGGTGGTCGTGAATCTCGGTGGCCTCGTCGAAGACCGTCGCGTACGCCTCGACCACCCGGCCGGAGCTGTCCCCCTCGCCCGTGCGGACGACGTGGTAGTCCTCTAGCGGGTAAGAGCGGAACAGCTCCGCCCGGGACATGCCGCCCGCCTTGCGCGCCCCGGAATCCGGGCCGTCGTCGTCCATGGTGCTCCTGTTCGCCGTGCCCTTAGCCTTCGCCCGCAGCGACTCGAACTCCGCGACAGCCGCCACTGCCTTCGCCTGCGTGCCCGCGCTCGCGCCGCGCCGCCCGGCCGCCCAGTCCCGCACGATCCCGATCGCCTCCTGCGTGGCCTTCGACTCGTCCATGCCCCGGGACTGCATCAGGTCGTTGCGGACGTGCTGGATGTAGGCGGGCAGCTGCGCGCCCTTCATCCCCCACAGGCCGGGGCCGCCGGGCTTGCCGAGCGGCTCGTGCATCATCGCCCGCTTCGCCGCGTGATGCGCCGGGGCGTGATGGTGCGCCGGGGCCGCCTTCGGGGCGGCGTGCGCGCCTTCCAGCGCCGCCGTCGTCTCCGGGCCAACCAGCCCGTCCACTTTCAGGCCGTGCGCCCGCTGGAACGCCTTCACCGCGGCGAGGGTCTTCGGGCCGAACATCCCGTCGGATGCCAGCGGCGGCTTAGCGCCCAGCGCGTTCAGCTTGTCCTGAAGATCGGAGACCCGCTTGCCGCGCTCCCCCTGCCCTATCGGGTGCGCCTTCAGGTGCGCCATGTGCGCCATGTGCGCGAGGTGCGCCTCATGCGCCAGGTGCTCCTTGTGGGCGGCAGAAGCGTGGCTCGCGGCGGCGCCCTTGGAGCCGCCGCCGCCGGAGGCTGAGGCGAACTGGCCGCCGCCAGCGCCCGGCGGGGCATGATTCGGGTTGAACCGCTCCGCGTCCAGGCTCCAGGTCACGTCGTCAGCGGCCATCAGCTATCCCCTCGCTCCGTTCGGCAATGACGGCATCGGCGCGAACTGCAACGGCCGCGAATCCGGCACGTTCGGCTTCACCGCGCCCGGCAGGTCCTGCGGCAGCCCCGCCTGCGGCGGGCGGCCGTTCAGCGGCCCGCCCAGGTGCTCCGTCGCCGTCTCCCGGCCGCTGACGCCCGACGGGGGAGCGTTCGGGTCAGGCTTCAGCTGCGACAGGTCCCCGGACTCCGCCGCCGCGATCGCCGACTCCCGCGTGTACCCCGCCGCCACCGACGCCGCCACGCCCTGCGTCTTCACCAGGTACGCCTGCGCCCGCGTCAGCTCACCCTCGCGCAGGGCCGCGATCCCGCTCACGTCGAACCACAGCCGCACCGGGCCGGTGTCCCGCGACGTCGGCACCAGGTGCTCCAGCGACGCGCACGCCTGCCGCCACCGCGGCCGCGCCCACAGGTCCGCCAGCTTCCGGATAGCCGAGGCGTAGTCGCCCTTCTCGAACCCGAGGATCTCCAGCAGCCCCGGGCCCGCCGCCGCGCACACCCGCCGCTCCCCCGCCTGCTGCACCGCCGTGAACTGCAGCTGCTCCAGCGTGGACCCGGCTACTACCGCGTCGCCGCCCTGGTCGAGCACCAGCGTCTTCCCGGCGTTCGCCGCCCCGCCGTACCGCGCCGAGATCCGCTCCCGCAGCGCGTCGATCGTCGCCGGCTGCAATTTCTGCGCGTACTTCACCACAATCCCCAGCTGCGCCCCGGACCGCAGGTGCTCCGTCTTGTACGTCGTCATCGCGTCATCGGCAGCGACCTCGCGCAGCAGTGGGGTCAGCCAGCTCTCTCCCCGGAACCGCCCCCGGCCGGCGGGATCGGGCGAGTAATGGGCAACCTCGGCGGTGGTGAAGAACTCGGGGTCACGGCCGCTGCCCGGCTCCGGGTCCTCCGCGTACCCCACCGGGATCCGGTACGGCCGCCCCAGCGTGTCCCGCGCTTCCTCAGAAATGATCGTCACGCACTCGGGCCGCATCTGCACCAGCAGCGGGTCACCGCCGCCGGCTGGCTCGACCCGCCGGATATAGGAGTTGCCCGCCGTCGTCTCGTCCTGGCACATCCGCGCCAGCAGCTCG